TAGACAGCCTCGATGAAGCGGGCAAGGCGGAAGCCCTAGAAATTTTAAGTGAGCAGACTACTCTGAGAGAGCAATACAACTCTCTCCACGGTAGGCTTGCTCCTGTACAACAAGAGAACGCCCGACTTCGGGAGCGGCTTGGTAACACCCAACCCGCCCAAACCCCGAACCCGGCAGCGGCTCCTGTTGTAAACCCACCGTCCCCCGTGGACTTCAATCTGTCAGACGTTGAGGAATTTAAGGAATTTCAAGATGCGTTTCCTGACGAGGCGAAGGCACTGGAGGCGGTATTCGCTCGCCAAGGTCAATCCATCTCCTACTTGCAACAGCAACTGGGTGGTGTGTCGCAGGGCTTGCAGGATATGCAGCAGTCTTCTTTTAACCGACAACGCGAATCAGAGATAACCCGCTTGTCCGCAGCTCATGCGGACTGGGCTACCGTTCGACCGTCTCAGGACTTTAACGATTGGCTACAGGCGCAACCGCCTACGATTGGCCAGTTGGCGAACTCCCCGAAGGCGGACGACTGCATTTGGTTGTTGGACAGATACAAGGCTGACGCATACATAATGGCTAACGCCCCCGGTGGGGAACAGCCAGTCCAGCAAGTCCAGCAAGGTAATGGTGTGGCACAACAGACGCGTGCTCGTCGTACACAAATACGTTCAGTCCCCTCTGTAGCCCCTCAAGGCGCGAATGGTGTTGGCTCTCCCGGTGAAAACGGAGACTTGATGTCAGACGAAGATATTTGGGACCAAGAGATTAAGCGTAGGATGACAGCACAGCGAAACCAAAACCGCTGATAAAAGGAAAGTAAGCTAATGCCTACTCAAGCAAGACATTATGGCGGCGCGGGAGACTATGGTGGTGCAGCAACTGGACCGGGTAACCGGACCAATGTGTACGCCGAGTTGGACCTGTTGGAGCGTGCTCGCCCACAACTAGTCCTTGCCCTCGCCTGTGACAAGAAAAACATCCCTGCCAACAAGGCGGAAACCATTGCGTTCCGTCGTGCTGTCAACGTGGATGCCCACACCGACCAAGTTACTGAGGGTGTAAACCCCGCGTCACGTGGTCTGGCGTACGAAGATGTATTCGGTACTCTTGGTGAGTTCGCTGAAATCTTTGAAATCACCTCACGCATGCGTGAACTTGGTGAAGACAACGCCATCCGCGATTCTTCCGATGTGCTGGCCGACCTCGTCGCCAACATCAAGGAAGCTGTATCGTGGGCCGCGTTCATTGTCGGCGCTAACGTCATCTATGCAGGTGGTGGAGCATCCCGTGCGGACGTGGTAACTCCCGTCACTCTGGGTGAGATTCAGGAAGCGGTACGTTCGTTGATGGCTGCCAAGGCTACCCGTTTTACAACGGTTGACCACGGTGGTTTGAACGAAGGTACATACCCAATCGAAGCAGCGTTCTATGGTTTCAGCCATACCGACCTGCACCCCGATATTCGTATGATGCCCGGTTTCCGGACCACAGCGGAATATGGCGCGAAGAAAATTGTAACCGAGTATGAGTTCGGTGCGATTGAAAACTGCCGTATCATAACCACCCCGCAGATGACACCTCTCGCAGACGCAGGCGCTTTGCTTGCCGGTGAGAATGTGAAGTCCACTGGTGGCGCTAACGCCGATGTTTACCCACTGCTTATTTGCGGCAAGCACGCTCTCGGGTGTGTTGACCTCAAAGGCGCTGGCAAACGCGGCTATGGTGGTGCGAAAATCAACGTCCTTTCAGGGCCATCCAAGTCTGACCCGACTGACCAACGTTCTTACGTTGCTTGTCGATGGTGGGACCTGGATTTAATTCTGAATGATGAATGGGTGGTACGTCTGGAAGTGGCTTGTACTGATGACCTGTCGCAACTGTATGTTTAGTAAGTAGTTGTTCCTTCATCTTTAAACACCAAAGATGGTGGTAGTTCAGAAGAACATCTGATGTTGACGTGTTGAACCCCATAGGTTAATATGGGGTTCAACTTAAAACCGAGGATGTTGAGTATGACCAACCAGAGGAAACCCTGCCCTCCTGCGTGGCTAGTTCGTAGGTACTATGACTACGACGCAGAGACAGGGGAATTGCTTTACCGAGTAAACTGTGGCACGAGAGGTAAGCGAGGTTCCGTAGTTGGGACTTCTAGGGTGGATGGCTACAAACAGTGCTCGCTTGAAGGTACGATATACCTACTCCACACGTTGGTGTGGGTGCATCAAACAGGCGAGGCGGTACCGAAAGGTATGCAGATGGACCACGTGAACCACAACCGAGCGGATAACCGCCTTGCTAATCTGCGGTGCGTCACCCCGGTAGAGAATTACCGCAATACTTCGGCACGCCGTAATGCGTCGGGCCACAGAGGGGTAGTGTGGAGTTCCCGCAAGGGCATGTGGAGAGCCTACATAACTACGAGAGGTAAACGTAGCTGGTTGGGTATGCACAGAAACATAGAAGATGCGATAGCTGCGAGGTTAGCAGCGGAAGTAGAACTTGGCTTTCACCCCAACCACGGGTTGACAGCCAACGAGGTCGCTGCCAATGTGGTGGCGAGTGATGATGTTTAACTGGAGAACCTAATACCCATGGATTTACTGAAAGCCGCCGCAAATGAATTTGATGGTGTGGACTTGGAAGCCCTTCGCTCGTACTGCGAACGACTGGAAATTGAGTTTCACCCCAACATGAACGCCAGCACTCTGCGAACTAAGCTCACTGCTGCACTAGGCGAATACCAAGAACTGGCCGGGAAAGAAAAGGCTAAGCCATTGGATGTTCCTAGTCGCAAAGCGGAAGTCAAGAAGCTGGTTGGATACAACCTTAAAGCCACGGGTAACTGGGATGGCAAACGCCGAGTGATTCAACTTCACCGGTCATTGAGCCACGACAATACCACCCGCCCCCAATTCTTTGCTTGGGGTCGCCTGCATTGTTACGTACCGTTTGGAGTAGTGTGTGAAATACCCTACCCAATCTGGAACGTACTGCTCGACACAGCCGGTAACCGGCTGGAGCGCAAGCGTAAGGTGGATGACGAGGGCCGTATCTACTACAAGGACAACTGGGTACCATCCCAGCGATTCATGTATTCAGATATGGGCGATGACCCGAAGACCGCTGACCGCCCTGAAAGCGAGCGGCAGAGAATCGCACGACTGTACGACCTGACCGAAGGGTTCTTGAACTTTTCTGAGCGACAGTTTCGGGCCATGTGTCTGGCTGTCCACGTGTCTCCACGCGAGACATGGACCGTTGCCGACATGAAGGCAGCCATATTGGCTCGCTGTAATATCGCACAGTCCTTGGTGGATTTGTCAGAAGGCGAGGATTCTGTCGCCGCGTGAGGATGCGGCATGAATTTTCTGGAGTTAGTCAAACGTTTGGCGACGGAGACCGGTACCGAACTGGAGTCGAAGATTACTTCGGTCGCGGTCCCGCCTGCCACAGCGTATGGGGAAACAACTGAGCATCGCTCACGCCTAGTCCGTTGGATTAAAGAGGCGTGGATTGAAGTTCAGGAAGACCAAGAGCAGTGGGACTTCATGGTGCAACGAGCCACCATGGAGATGGTTCGCGGTCAGGTATCCTACGACATTGCATCATTATTCCGCGACTCTTGTGACGAGGATGCGGTGTATGAGTACATTGTGCCCTTTGTCGCCCCGACTGATTACCGTTATGTCTGGCTGATAGACGCCCGCAACGTACCAGTCAACCGCAATATCTGCTATTACGTACCCCATGAATTTTTCAAGGGAGACCGTGACCGGTATAGTGACCGGACTTCTGGGATTCCCTCCCGGTGGACTATCAAGCGCAACGATTGCATAGAGTTCGATGTCTACCCAGACACCGACGACTACAATATTGAGTTCGCCTACAAGCGAGCGGTGCAAGAGTTGGTCCTCGACGACGACGAGTTGATGGGCTTGACGCCGGTCCGCAAGCACAAGCACCACATGGTCATTGTCTACAAGGCCATGCAGTACGCCGCGTTGTTCGATGAGTCTGACGCCCAGTACAAGCGGGCTACCAAGTTGTACCGTGACCGGATGAACAAGCTACGAATGAAAGAGCTTGGTGAGTACCGGCTGCCGGGTACTCGTAGCTAATGGAGAATATCCCACTCGATGGCGGGCTAGATTTAGTCCGCGCTCGACCGTCCGTTTTGGCCGGTCGCATACGCGAGTGTCTGAATTATGAGGTCGGCTGGCAGCGGGGTTACTCGCGCATTGACGGCTGGGAAAGGTTCGACGGTCGAGTCTCTCCCTCCGCTACCGACTACTGGGTAGTGATACTGCCCACTGACGACATAACGGGAGCGGTCACTGACGAACCCACCCAACTTATCTGGGAACTTGACGGTGAGAGCGACCGGTCGGGCCAGATGGTGGA